ATCCTACACAGGGACGTATGCAATACAAAGCATATGAGTACCAACACAAACTTCTTGATGTATATCATAATTACAGGTTTAACATCAATATGCTACCAAGACAAACTGGTAAAAGTACAACTGCAGCTGGTTATTTGTTATGGTATGCAATGTTTGTACCAGATAGTGTTATATTAATTGCTGCACACAAATACGCTGGTGCTCAGGAAATTATGCAACGTATACGCTACGCATATGAACTATGTCCAGATCATATACGTGCAGGTGTAACAAGTTACAACAAAGGTAGTATTGACTTTGACAATGGTAGTAGAATTATAGCACAAGCAACCACAGACAACACAGGACGAGGTATGAGTATAACATTACTATACTGCGATGAGTTTGCGTTTGTTAGACCCAGTATTGCAAAAGAATTTTGGACAAGTATTTCACCTACACTAGCAACTGGTGGAGCTGCTATTATTACTAGTACACCTAATAGTGACGAAGACCAATTTGCACAGATATGGCGTGATGCAAATAAAACATTTGACAGTAATGGTAATGAAACTGACTTGGGTGTAAATGGATTTAAAAGTTATCAAAGTTACTGGTGGGAGCATCCTGACAGAGATGAAGCATGGAAAGAAGCTGAACTAGGTCGTATAGGTGAAGAACGTTTTAGACGTGAACATGAATGTGAATTTATCATATATGATGAAACACTTATAGATAGTTTAGTACTTACAAATTTACGAGGCAAAGAACCTGCATTTAAACATGGTACAGTTCGTTGGTGGAAAAAGCCTAATCCACAAATGACATACTTAGTAGGATTAGACCCTAGTTTAGGAACCGGTGGAGACCCTGCTGCTATACAAATATTTGAAATACCTAGTATGGAACAAATAGGTGAGTGGAGTCATAATAAAACACCTATACCACAACAAATACGTATACTGGTAGATATTTGCAAATACTTACTAGACGAAGGTGTTGATAATATGAACATATATTATAGTATGGAAAATAATACTATCGGTGAAGCCGCACTACAAAGTGTAGCAGAAGTAGGTGAGGAAAATATACCTGGTATATTTTTGAGTGAACCAAAAGTTCATGGCAATAGTAGACTGTATCGTAGAGGATATAATACTACGCATCGTAGTAAGATTAGTATATGTAGTAAATTCAAAACCTTAATAGAAACAGATAAAGTTAAAGTTAATAGTAAAATGCTAGTAAGCGAAATGAAAAGTTTTATTGCGGCTGGCAATAGTTTTAAAGCCAAAGCAGGTGATACAGATGACTTAGTTATGAGTACACTTCTTGTTATGCGTATGGCGCAGACACTTAAAAACTATCATCCAGAGTTAGAAACTTACATAAGAGATGGAGACGAGTTCGACCAAGAGCCTATGCCTTTTATTATGATTTAGGATAAATACGTACATGAGAAGCATAGATAACATATCAGAAGAACTGTTTGACAAAATACGTAGTAGAGTAGCAAACATAAAGTTGGGGAACAGTGAAGGCGAAGTAACTACAGATCCAAGTCAAGCAAGATTTTTTGAATTTAACTTTAAACACAGAGACTTGCCAGTGGGTGCAGTCACTATTAGTATTAATGAAGAAGATAAACTACAAGTTTATTTTCCAAATAGTATGGTAGAGGATGCAGATAGTAGTACATCAGATGCTTGGTATGGATTCTTAAAAGAACTTAGTAAGTTTAGTGCAAGAAATATGTTAAACTATGAAACACATAATGTAACCAAAGAGAGACTTGATAAAAAAGATTATCAATTTTTAACACAACGTAACCAGGACGAAGTTATGGAAAACAGATTACATGGCACAAGCCAAAAAAGTTTCCTAGAACAAGGAAAAGCAAAACTAATTATTCAGCACAGTAAAACAGTTGATGAAACTAAACTGGGTGCAAGAAGTAGAAATATAAGTGCTATCTACATTGAGAATAATGAAGGTGAACGCTTTAAATTTGCTAATAACTACTTACCTGGTGCAAGAGCAATGGCAAGACATGTATCAAACGAAGGACATACTCGTGATGATCGTGGATTACATATTGTTGAAATAATGAATGAAATGCAACAATTAAAGCAATTTGTCCGTAGTGCAAAGTCAAATAACTATGTAACTGAAGAAGCACAAGAAGTTATTGAAGCAGCTACAGACAGATACTATGGCTTAAAAGATACATTGAAAGCAATTAGTAATGCAAAAGGTTATGAAGATTATTTTGAAAACTGGGTACCAAATGTAATAGAGGTTGAAGAGAACGATATAGAAGATTTGAAAACAAAACTTACACGTCAAGTTTTTGATGATCGTATGGTAGATAGTTTACCAGCAGTCAGTAGAGCTTTAAGTTTAAAAAAGGAAGCAAAAATGGATAAAGATGCAGAAACACGTAGCGACGATGAATTAGATGCAGTAGTCGCAAGTAGAGCAGGTGATATTATTTCAGCATCAGATAGTCCTGATAATATTGAAGTATTTAAGAACGAAACAGACGAAGCAGAACTAAAAAATTACTTTAACGTAATGAAAAACAGTGATATGGATACTAAAGCAAAAAATCGCAATTTAGTAATTAATGTTATTGAATACCTTGCAAATAATGTTACCGATGATGCATTGGCAGTTGCTTTGGGAAATATAAATTATGATGACGAAGCTCAATACAAAGCTGCAATAAAAATTACTAAAAAATATTTACAAGGAAATGTAGATAGAAAAGATCCTGCACCAAAGAAAGATTTATATGGTAAAGCAAAAGAAAGTGTAACTTTTGAAGCATTTGAAAAAAATATGAATATGATTTCAGAAGGCACATGGGCACTACCAGCAGACTTAGATACTGCAAATGAAGTAATAAGAATTATGCAACAACCTATTCCATTAGGAGATGGTGGTGAAGACGCAACTAATGCAATAAGTTTTGCGTTTGGTGATGACGAACTATTTGATGAACTAGGTGATGCAGGAGACGCAAATCCAGAAGGTGACGCTAGACCAATTATTAAAAAATGGATTGAATCTGTAAACTTTGATGAACCATATCAAGGAATGCTAGATATAATAAAAAGCGAAATTTACGGACCACAAGCAGATGTTCCTAAAGAAGAACATACACAAATAGAAGTTGAAGATAGTGTTATTGAAGAAGTAGAAGAAGAGGCACAACCAGAGACACAAGTCGAACAAGTACAAGAAATTGAAGAAGTAGACGAAGTGGCGGAAAGCATTGCAAAACTTAAGGCAATGGCAGGCGTAGGGTCAAAAGCGAGGAGCAACCACGGCATACATGAAGGCGAAGAAGGATATCAACTTACACCAAGAAGTATAGTGGCAAGACAAATGCGTAAACTACAGGACATCGAACGAAGCTAATTGGCACAAAAAATAATTCAAAAGAGGCACCAATTTTGTGTGCCTTTTTTATTGACATGATAAATAAAAACGCATATACTATGTAAATATAGTATGTGTATAGGCACATACAAGGCTAATGAACAGGCACATTTAAGGAGAAAAATAATGGCAACATCTTTGGCAGAAATTAGAGCAAAACTAAAATCTCAAGAATCACGCAGTGAGCGTACCGGCGGCGGCGACAACGCAATTTACCCACATTGGAATATACCAGAAGGATCAACTGCAGCAGTTAGATTTTTACCTGATGGTGATCCTAACAACACATTTTTCTGGGCTGAAAGGCTTATGATTCGTTTACCATTTACTGGTGTAAAGAATGATATGAATAGCAAGCCTATAGTAGTACAAGTACCATGTGTTGAAATGTTTGGTGAAACTTGTCCAATACTTACAGAAGTACGTGGTTGGTTTAAAGATTCAAGTCTTGAGGACATGGGTAGAAAGTATTGGAAGAAACGTAGTTATATCTTTCAAGGGTTTGTACAAGACTCTCCAATCAAAGAAGATAACGAACTAGAAAATCCAATCAGAAAGTTCAACATATCACCACAGTTGTTTAATATAATCAAGTCGGCGCTTATGGATCCAGATCTAGAAGAAATGCCAACTGATTATCACAAAGGTGTTGATTTTAGAATCACTAAAACCAAGAAAGGTCAGTACTTTGATTATACTACTTCTAAGTACGCACGTAAAGAATCTGCGTTATCTGAAGACCAGTTAAACGCAGTTGAAGAACACGGTCTTGTAGACTTGTCTACATACTTGCCAAAGCGTCCGAGTGAAGAAGAAGTAGCAATCATTTATGATATGTTCCAAGCTTCAATCGATGGCGAATTGTATGACCCAGAAAAAT